AATTGATGAACGAGAGTTGAGTTTGGAAGAGAGAATGGACTTAATCGATAAAATGCACCTTCGTTCCTATTCTGGTTGGCAAAATTGGAGTGTCGAAGAAATGGAGGATCGAATGAATAACGATTGGAATATCCCAACCCGACTAATTACAGTAACATATAATAATAAAACAATAGAAAGCTATGAGTAAAACAATACCTGTAAAATACAATGACGAAATTGTTGGATATACAACAGACGAAGGAAAGACAATTCAATTTAATGATAGCGATGCATCAAAAAGGGTGAACGAAATGCTTAGTCAAAAACAAACGGTATGGGTTTCATCAAGAGCGATTGGTGAAATTAAAAGTGACAACACGGTTGAAGAAAAAGAAAAGATATCATACGATATATCACACTTTGAAAACACAACGATAAAACAATTGAAAGTTATGAATAAAGAACAAGCAAAAGACGCACTAATTGAAGTGCTAATGAATCAAGTAATGGACTTATCAATGATGTCTAAAATTGAATTAGGTGATGATGTAATCGCTGAAATTAAACGACTAAAAGAAATTATTAATGATCAGACTCATTAAAACACAAGAAGAACTTGAAGCATATCAAAAAGAGGTTCGTAACAGACAGTACGAAACAAATCCTGTGACAGCTGAGTTTGGTGATGGATTTGATAATCTAGAACCTTACAATTTTGATATTGAATACATAAAAATAACAAGAGTTGATAATCACGAAATTATAGAACGAGTAAAATATGAATAACCTAGATAAACTGACAGTAGATAAAGTGGATAAATTTCTTAAAGAATTGTCTGAGGCGAATGTCGGTATAAGAAGAAAGTTATTAGCCATGAAAAAATTTTTAGAGAAAGAAACTATATTATTAAATAACAATGAACAAACTAAATAAAACATACACAGACCCATTTCTAGGAGAAATAGAACTTTTAAAAGTTGGTGAAACATCTATGAACCTTATGGGTGAATCGGTAGTTCATACAATATACACAGACAAATTTAATGGACATTACTATATTGATACTTGGACTACAACAGGGGGTGACCCAATTCCAATGAAGATAATACCTAAACGAGTAATAGATAAAATAATTCAAATAGAAAACGAAAAATTACCAAATGGAAAATAAACTAGATAAAGAACTAATAACACTAACAAAAAGTGATGTAATGTTTCTTATAGCAAGTGCTATGGGTTATGGATGGAATGAAGCATCTTCACATAGAAGTATTGAAGAATGTAATAAACGAAAAGAATTAGAACAAGAAAGATTACTTGAATGGACTATACATTTATCTAATGGATTTCTTAAAGAACATACTCATCACAACCCATATGAAATGTATGATGTGAGTAAGGTTGAAAAATTAAAAGAAAAGTATAACTTTGAATTGATTGATGATGTAACTCATAGGATTAATGATAAACCTTATTTTGTAGAAAGTTACAATTCTGGTTTAATGCAATTTTTAGAGTCGTACAAAGATAAAAAAATGTACATTTATAGTAAATCATTACCACTCAAGCCTTGGGCCACCACTATTAGAGCAATTGTAATTTAAAATGAATAAACTAGATAAACAATACACAGACCTACTCCAAGACATCTTAGATAATGGAGTAACAAAAAGTGACCGTACAGGCACAGGAACGCTATCAGTATTCGGAAGACAGATTCGTCATAAAATGAGTGATGGGTTTCCTTTACTCACAACTAAAAAGATGGCTTGGAAATCAGTGGTAACTGAATTGTTATGGTTTTTAAGAGGAGATACCAACATCAAATACCTTGTAGATAATGGTTGTCATATTTGGGACGGTGATGTGTATAAGAATTACAGAAGTAAAGCCTCTATGAGTAACGATAAAGATTGTTTAGTTAGACAAGAAGAAGGTTCGTTGCTTAAAGAAATGAGACTTTTTACACAAGAAGAATTCATCAACAAAATAAAAACAGATGATGAGTTTGCTAATAAGTGGGGTGATTTAGGTCCCGTGTATGGGAAGCAATGGAGGAGTTGGGGTGAAAGATATTCATCTTGGGAAAAATTTGAAGGTGGGATTGTTCCTGATGGTGTAGAAATAAAAAGTTTTGTACACAAAGGATTAATGACAAGAAAAAAAATAAAAGGTATAGACCAAATCGCAAACCTTATCAACGACCTTAAAACAAACCCAGACTCAAGACGATTAATGGTTTCAGCTTGGAATGTTGGAGAATTGGATTCAATGGTTCTTCCACCATGTCATTATGGATTTCAAGTTTATACAAGAGAGTTGAGTTATGAAGAAAGATGTGATGTGTTTCAATTTACTACTGATTTCAACAAGGAAACCAGAGAACACCTTAAAGAATTCAATAATGATATTATGAATGACTATAACACCCCAACACGAGCAATCTCTCTAATGTGGAATCAACGTTCAGTAGATACATTCTTAGGTTTACCATTCAATATAGCATCTTATGGTTTACTATTAGAAATCATCGCTAAAGCAGTTAATATGGTTCCTGATGAGCTAATTGGAAATTTAGGTGATGTACACCTTTACAGTAACCATGTTGAACAAGCAAAGGAACAGATTGGTAGAGAGCTGAGTTTAGAAGAAGTTAAAAAAATCTATATTGATTGGAGCTTGTTAAAAAGTTCTGGAGGTTATGCTGGTGATATTAAAGCAGATATTTGTGAATTCACTAATCAGATATTTATTGATGGGTGGAAAAATAATAAAGACCCTTTCACAGGTAAACCTTTAATTGAACTTGAATGTTTTTTATTAAACTCCATTCACACAAGGCAACCATTCCCATTACCAACATTAAACATCAATGCAGAGTTCTGGCCAACAGAAAATGGTTCATGTGGAGAAGGACCATTAGATGCTATAGCAATATTTAACGGATTTAAAGATGATAATTTTTGTAAATGTTTATTAGAGGAAGATATACAATTAAGTAATTATGTATCTCATCCAAGCATTAAAGCACCTTTATCAAATTAGCGATATTTATTAGTATGATACGATTAATTGATTTATTAAGAGAAGTCGGTGAAGGAACATCCCAAACGTATAAGTGGGAAGAGTTATCATCTGATAGATGGTTTACAATTGTCAGTTTTACAACTGATTCTGAAACTGAGTATCAAGTTGAGCTAGAGTATTTTAAGAGTAGTTTCCCATTTGCAACTGGGTTACCTGGAATTGCACTAGAATTTGTAGCTAAACTTAAAGGAGAGGATGAGTTTTCAAACACTGTCGTAACAAATAAAGGAGAGGTGTATAAGGTAATGGCTACTATAGTTAATATAGTTCAGCAATACTTAAAAGACAATAAGATTATTACATATACACCAGAGAAGAAGGCGGGAGAAGAGTTTGGTAAGAAGAGAGATAGTTTGTATAAAGCATTTATTACTAAAAAGTTTCCTAATGTGGAGTTTAAACAAGTGGGAGAGGTGATAATAGCAATCTTACCCAATCATTAATAAAGCACCTTTATCGAATTAAGTTATATTTATTATAAAACATAACCATGAAACTAACACAAACATCATTCCCAGCAACACAGTATTTTACTGAGGAACACCCAAAAACACAAATATATTTACATCACACCGCTGGAAACCCAGATCCATTTGGAACATTTGGTTGGTGGACAAACAATCCTGAAAGAGTTGCAACATGCGTAAGTGTTGGAGGAAAGCCAAAAGTAAACTCTAAATGGGAAGATGGCGAAATAGTACAAGGATTCTCAAGTAAACAATGGGCTTACCATTTAGGACTAAAGCAAGACGTATTCAACTACAATGGAGTACCTTACAAGTCACTAGACAAAATATCAATTGGTATTGAAATATGTAATTGGGGTCAACTATCTTACACAAATGGTAAATACTATAATTACGTTGGAGGTGTTGTTAAAGCTGATGAAGTATGTGAACTTGAAACTCCATTTAAAAAATATAAATTCTTTCATAACTACACAGATGCTCAAATTGAGGCAGTTAGAGAGTTGTTAGTGTTATGGAATTTAAAATACAACATTCCTTTAAAATACAATGAAGATGTTTGGGATATAAGTAAACGTGCTTTAAAAGGCGAACCGGGTGTTTACACCCACAACAGTGTTCGTAAAGACAAAGTAGATATCTATCCTCATCCTAAAATGATTGCAATGTGGAAATCTTTATAGTAAATTAAATTAACAAATATTTTAAAGAGGCTTGGTTTACCAAGCCTTTTTTCTTATATTTAAATAAAAAATAAAGTTATGGAAAAAAAACAAATACCATTTATCTCCGAAGTAGAGACATTTAATGAAGTAATGGGTAAAGGTTGGCAGAACAGAACTACTCCAACTATTGATCCTAAAGATGCACAATTTGTAATTGACTTCATAACTGAAGAACTTGATGAATTAAAGCAAGCAGTAGAAGAAAACGACATAGTAGGAGTATTAGATGCTATATTAGATATTACTTATGTAGGATTAGGAAATGGTGCTTTGGTGTTTGGTTTAAAAGATAAAATCGAACCAGGTTATGCTGAAGTACAAGCATCTAATTTATCTAAGGTTTGTAAAACAGAAGAAGAAGCAAATCAAACAGTTATTAAACGTTCTAAAGAACAAGATGAACCATGTCACTTTGAAAAAATAGGAGACTATTGGATTGTGTATAGAACTAGGGATATGAAGGTAATGAAATCAATAAATTATTTTAAACCAGATTTAAAGAAATTCTTTTAATAAATGTATCAATCAATTTACTACGATTTTAGTACTTATACTTATCACTTAAGAGATGATAAATTAGGATGGTCTGAATTTCAGTACCAACCTACTTATTGGAGACGAGTTGATGAATGGCAAGAAAATGCTCAACCTGTATTAACAGGAGGATGGGCTGTTCCTACTAAAAAATATAGTAAAGAAGATACTAACTTGTTAGAAAAAGATATTAGTAAAGAGTTACTTGTATTGAGGGAACTATATTACAAACTTGATGATGTAGTACCTTCATTCCATAACATTGTCCATTTAGATATTGAGATTGAAATGGGAGGAGCATTAACACCAGAATATGTTAAAGCTGCTCCTATGCCCATTACTTCTATTGCTTTAATAGATATGACTACAAAAACAAAAATATGTTTTATTGTAGACAAAAGCAAAGAAATAGAAGAATATAATCAAGAAGGTAAACATATCATTCCTTGCCATTCAGAAAAAGAACTAATTAAAAAATTCTTAGATAAATGGGAAGAACTAGATCCAACTATTGTAATAGGATGGAATAGTGCTTACTTTGATATACCTTATGTTTACCATAGGTTTAAACAAGTAGTAGGTGGAGAACAAGTATTACGTTTATCTCCAATTAAGAAAATCAATGTAAGAGATTTTGCTGGTGAAACACAAATCACTATAGGAGGAATCAATCACTTAGATTACATGTTACTTCATAAAAAGTATATTATGAAGGAAGAGCCATCATATAAATTAAATGATATTGGTTTAAAATATGTTAAATTAGGTAAAATTGAATATGAAGGTAACTTAAATACGTTGTTTAAAAACGATTTAAATGCGTTTATAGAATATAATTTACGTGACGTAGAAATTATAGAGAAATTAGAGGAAAAGCTTAAATTTATTGAATTAACGATAATGATTTCCCACATCTGTAATATACCTTATGAAAGTATTTACTACAACACTGTAATGAATGAGGGTGCTATTTTAAAGCATCTTAAACGTGAAGGTATTGTTTCACCAAATAAACCAACTACTCACAATCCGATGCTAAAATCGAATACTGAGTCTTATGCTGGTGGGTATTTACTTGAACCCATACCCGGTTTGTATTTTGATGTTATTGATTTGGACTTTACCTCACTATATCCTTCCATTATTAAGTCACTTAATTTAGGTATTGAAACATTAGTAGGTCGAATTAGAGTAGAAGACAATCCAACTTATGAACAAAACCACTCATTAGAAAAACTTAAATTAAGAGATCCTGATGAGAAAATTGTTGTTGAAAGATTAAATAAAGAAACCTACACTCTTAAATCAGCACAAATCAAAATAGGAGACTTAATTAAATTAATTGAAAAAAATGATTACACAATAGCAGCATCAGGTGCTATGTTTAGGACTGATGAAAAAAGTGTTGTATCAACTATTTTAGCAGGTTGGTTTGATAAACGAGAGCATTATAGAGGTTTAAAGAAAAAAGCAGGTGGAGAAGAGGATTGGGCAAATTATAAATTATATGACTTGTTCCAACACGCCTTTAAAATCTTACAAAATGCAATGTATGGTACATTTGCTATTCACGGATGGAGATATACTGATGGTCAATTAATTTGTAGTGCTGCTATTACTAATTCAGGACAAAGACTAACTTGTGAATCAATTGACTTTGTTAACAATAAAATAAACACTGAATTAAAAGCAGAAAAACAACATATTTGCATTTCAGATACAGATTCACTTTATATAGTATTAGGTGACTTACTTAAACATAGATACCCAAATTTCAAACCTGAAGAGAAAAACGATAAAATATTATTACTAGCCCAGGAAATTCAAAACGAAGCAAATGCTGACTTAAATCGTATTTGTAAAAGTTTATTTAACATTGAACCAAACACCCACTACTTTCAATTAAAACAAGAGGTAATATGTGCTGGAGTATTAACTACAGGTAAACGAAGATATGCAATGTATGTTACTAATAAAGAAGGTGTTGCAGTAGAAGAACTAGACATGAAAGGACTTGAATTAATGAAGTCTAATATGAATAAATTATTTAAAAAATTTGGAGAGGATTTTATTAAGAATATATTGTTTGGTAAACCTAAACCTGAAATAGATAATGATATAATTACATTTTATAAAACATTAAAAACACTAGATCCTAGATCATTAGGTAAACCTACAGGGGTAAAACAAATTCATAACTACCATATACCTGCTAGATCAGGAGATATGTTTAGTTCATTTAGATTAAAAGCACCTGCAAATACAAAAGCAGCAGTACGTTACAATGACTTACTTAGATTTAAAAAACTAGATAAAAAGTATGAATCAATTATAGAGGGTGATAAATTGTTTATTATTAACTTAAAGAAAAATCCTTACAACTTAGAAACAATTGGTTTACCAAACGCCCAAGTACCTCCTGTAATAGAAGAATTTGTTAAAACATATATTGATGTTGAGGAAATATTTGACTCGTTGTTAGCAAATAAGTTAAAGTCACTTTATGGAGATTTAAAATGGGATTTTCCAGCACTTAACCCAAATGTTAAAAAATTCTTTGCTTTCAACTAAAAATTACTTATATTTAAATTATGATATCAAAAATAGAATTACAAAATACAATTAGTAAATACTACCTAAACGGATTAGTAGAAGCAGTTAAATGGGAAATTAAAGATAAAAAACTAAGTGTAAAGTATACTTCACCAACCAAAGAAATGATTGGTGAAGTTACTCACACTAACTTTACTTTAGAAAACTCAACCATAGGTATTTCAAATACATCCCAACTACTAAAACTAATAGGAATTACAGGAGGAGATGTAATGTTAAATTACATTAAAAACAATAAAGTATTTACCAAACTAATCATTTCAGACAATCAATTTACAGCTAACTATACATTAGCAGATATATTAACTATCCCTAAAACAGGTGACTATGCTGGACCAGATGTTTACAACTTAGAAACATCACTTGATAAAGAGATGATATTGGCTTTAATTAAAGCAAAATCTGCTTTAGATGATAGTAAAACAGTAATGTTAAAACCTACCACTGACATGGAAGGTGAGTTTTTATTAGAGTTAATATTTGGTGGTGATATAGAATATTCAAATAAAGTATCTTATTACTTACCTAACTTTGTTAAAAACAATGTACCGTATGACTTTACATTAGGGTTTAGTTCTGACTTACTTAAAGAAATATTAGTAGCAAATAAAGATGCTGAAAAAGCTAAAATGTCAATTAATTTAGAAGGTTTAATGAAATTGGAATTTGAAACAACAAACGTTAAATCAGTGTATTACATAGTCCAAAAAGAAATATAATGTTCACAATATCAAAACAAATAGTAGACTGGAATGGAGATCTATATTCAGTTAAAAGAGTCCTTAAAGAAACATCTATTAAGGAAGAATTCACACAAGAATACAAAGAATATTTAGGTGCTGATGTAGTTCTAAAGAAAAACGGAATGTATTACTTTGTTGAAAAAATTGACGAAGCTCAAATAGTTGAGGAAGAAAAACTAGAGCTTGATGAAACAACTGAAGTTTAATATATTTATACCAGTAAAACAAGTTATAAAAAAATAAAATCTATGTCAAAATTACAAGCTGTATTCAACAGCATTATCGTTAGACCTCAAGAAGAGGAAGAAACAACTTATGGTTCAATCGTTGTTCCAGATTTAGGAAAAGAAAAAGGATTACGTGGTACTATTGTATCTGTAGGACCTGGTTACTATTGTGCAACAGGAGAATTTGTACCTACAACTCTTAAAGAAGGACAGCAAGTCATTTTACCAGCAGTAGGTCCATCAAAAGTAGAACTAGATGGTCAAGAATATTGGTCATGTGGTGAAAATGTAGTATTAGCAATTATTAACGATTAAAATCAAGTTATGAATAAAAAAGTAGAATTCGGGCCTGACGCTCGTAAAAGAATTGTAAACGGTATTAATAAAGTAGCAGATGCAGTGACATCCACTTTAGGACCTAATGGTAGAAACGTTATATACACTGAATTTGGCGAAGTAAGGTCAACAAAAGATGGTGTTACTGTCGCAAAACAGATTTCAAATCTAGAAGATCCATTAGAAGAATTAGGTGTACAGATGATTAAACAAGCATCTATCAAAACAGCAAACAATGCAGGTGATGGTACAACTACATCTACTTTACTTGCTCAATCTATTATTAATGAGGGTTTATCTTATTTAGATAAAGGAGCAAATGCAGTAGAAATTAAACGTGGTATTGATCAAGCAGTAAAAGAAGTAGTAAATTGTATTCGTAAAGAGATATCACAAGATATTAACCACGAATCTCAATTAGAACAAGTAGCTACAATTTCAGCAAACAACGACCCAGAAATTGGAAAGTTAATTGCAGCAGCGATGGATAAAGTAGGTCGTGAAGGAGTAGTTCATATTGAAGAATCTAAAACAGGAGAAACATATCTTGAAACAGTAGAAGGTATGCAATTTGATAGAGGATATAAGTCACATTACTTTGTTACAAACAATGCTGATATGACTTGTACTTTAGAAGAACCATTCATTTTAATTGCAGACAAGAAATTTAATCAAGTAAAAGATTTATTACCAATTTTAGAAGGCGTTTCAGGAACAGGAAAATCGTTATTGATTATTGCTGAAGATATTGACGGAGAAGCTTTATCGACTTTAATTGTAAATAAAATGAGAGGAACATTAAAAGTAGCAGCTGTAAAAGCTCCTGACTTTGGTGATCGTAGAAAATTATTACTAGAGGATATGGCTACTATGACTGGTGGTCAGGTATTTAGTTCAGATAAAGGAATGAAGTTAGATAAATTTTCTTGGGATTGGTTTGGTAAAGCTCGTTTAGTTACTATTTCTAAAGACCAAACAACTATTGTTGATGGCAAAGGAGAAACAGAAAAAATCGAAGCACGAATTGAAGAACTTCAACAGCAAATTGACAAATCAATTGTACCATTCGAAAAAGAAAAGTTACAAGAACGCTTAGCAAAATTTATTGGTGGTGTAGCTATTATTCACGTAGGTGGAAATAGTGAACTAGAAATGAAAGAAACTAAAGATCGTGTTGACGATGCTTTACATGCTACAAAAGCAGCAATTGAAGAAGGTATTGTACCAGGTGGTGGATCTGTTTTATTATATGCTCGTGAAGCAATTATTAAAACAAGAACTGAACTAGATTCAGACATCTACATTGGTAAACAAATAGTTTATAAAGCATGTGCTGCTCCATTTATGAAGATTTTAACAAATGCAGGTTACTCAGAAGGTGAATGTTATGGTTTAATCAATCAAATGGGAGATAACAACTGGAAAGGATACAATTTAAAATCTGAAACATTCGTAGATATGAAAGAGGCGGGCATCATCGACCCAGCTAAAGTAACTAGAAATGCTATTGAAAATGCAGCATCAATTGCTGGTACAGTATTGTTAACTGAAGCAGCAATTATTGAAGTAAATAACGATAAAAAAGAAGAAGGTGGAATGCCTGGAATGTACTAATGGAACAAGTAGAAAAAAATATATTAATAGCAAAGCGTGTCCCTCCTGGGGACCGTTTTGTGTTAATAGATGATAAAACAAATACAGTTCATTCATCATTAACTGAAACACTAGAAGCATATTTTCAACAAACACAAACTAAATGTGAATTTAGATTAGCACCTTTGAAAGGAGAAATATACATGATTACTACTGAAGAAGTAGCACCCGCACCTCCACCTCCAGTAAAAAAATTCAATATATATGGAGATTATTAATATTTATAATAAAAACCATGAAAAAATCACAATTACGTCAAATTATTAAGGAAGAGATATCTAAAGTATTAAGTGAAATAACATATATTGGATCTGATGGAGAACTAAAAGGAGATTTTACTTTAAATCAACTCCAATTAACTCCAGAAGTAAAAAATTATATAGAGTCTAAAATAAAATAAATAAGTTATGAAACTAGAATTAGAAAAAATTTATAAAGAATATTGTGAGGGTGATGTAGAAAGAGAAGAAGATAAATTTATAAATATGATGAAAACATTTATAGAATTTAGACTAGAAGTAAGTGGAGGAAATAAATGTGGTTGTATGGTAAGTATGACAACTGTAACTAATTTTTTGAATGAAATATTTTTATTTGATAATATGATGGATGATTGGGGGGGATGTTATAGAGGAGATTTTTGTTGGGAAAAATTTGAATGTTTAGAAAAACTAGTGAATAAAAGTGATTTAGAAAAAGAAATCAAAAATAAAATACTAGAAGGTTATAGGAAAGAATATGGAATGGACAAAGAATAGAAATTTGGCTTCCTAAATTAGGAATTATATATTTAATAAAAATAAAAGTTATGGCAAAAAGGTTACACACAATACTAAACGAAAAATATCGTCCTGACACTCTAGAAGGATACATTTGTAAAGATGAATATAAATCTAAGTTTGAAGAATTCATCAAACAACAAGATATCCCACACCTAGGATTCTTTGGAAAACCGGGTGCAGGTAAAACAACAATTGCTAAAATATTAGTTAAAAATATCGATTGTGATTATTTATATGTAAATGCTGCTGACGAAAGAGGTATAGATGTTATACGAGAAAAAATAGGAGCATTTGCTGCTGCTGGCTCATTTAAACCACTTAAAATAGTGATATTAGATGAATCAACTCATATACTTCAAGCATCACAAGTTGTTTTATTAAATATGATTGAAACGTATAGTTTAACTACTCGTTTTATATTAACAGGTAACTACCCAGAACGCTTAGTAGAACCACTTAGAAGTAGATTACAGGAATTTGATTTACAACCCCCTACTAAAAAAGTAGTAGCACAGCATATCTCCGTTATTTTAGATAAAGAAGAAATCGAATATGAAATTCAAGATCTAGTTAGTGTTGTAAATAAATTTTACCCTGACTTTAGAAAAATCATTAATAACTGTCAAAAGTATACTGTAGATGGCGCTTTAAGATTAGATACAATGTCTAATTCAACTGACGAATATAAAGGTGCTTTATTGGCTGAATTAAAGAAACCATCAAGTAAATCGTTTAATAACATTAGACAAATTATTGCAAATACTGATTTAGAGGATTTTGAGGATGTATATAAATTTTTATACGAGAAATTAAATGAGTATTCTAATGGAAATGAAGGTATAGTTATTTGTTACTTAGAAGAGTACATGTATCATGCTACGTTCAGATTAGATAAAGAAATAAATATAATGGCTTGTATAGCCAAAATCTTAGAAACAATAAAATAAAATATATGAGCCAAGAACAATTAAAAATGAATGTGGATATCAAACAATCCACTCCAATCAAATCTGAAGACGGAAACCAAGTATTCCAAGAAGCAGTAGTATTAAGAAAAATCAGTAAATTCTTAGCTGGAACAAGCGAAGATGCTGTAGTGCCAATCCCAGTATTTATTGATACAAAAACAGGGAAAATCCTAATCGATATGTTACCAAAAGAATTAAAAGCAGAGTATGAAGAGTACAATAAAACAGTCTAAACCAAAACAATTTAGTATCTTTGATTTCGTAAAAGCGATCATTGATACTAAACCGTCTTGGGATATATTTACTCCTGAACAACAAAAGATGTTTAGTGGATACATGATTAATAAATTTTTAAGCATGAATTCTAAATACATTGACATTATAAATTATGTTCAAGGACTAAATGTTAAAGAAAATAGAAAATTGTACGAAATATATTGTTGGATGATTCCACAATCAAAAAACACTTACTCTCCATTCATCAAATCAAATACTAAAAGTTTAGTTCTACCTGAACTAACAAAGTATATTTCTGAGCATTTTGAATGTTCAACATCAGAAGCAGAAGAATATATTATGATAACAGGTAAGGATTTTGTAGAGGATATTTTAGTTAAACAAGGCATTGACGAAAAAGAAATTAAAAAACTATTAAAAAATGGCTAAAGAAGAAATGTCTGTTACTGAACAGCTAGAAAAAGAATATCCTACAATCGCTCAAGGATATAAACAAATAATCAAAGAGCAATATGCTTTATTTGCACGTAAGCACATAGACTATGGAATGTCAAATATTGCAGCTGGTACTCAATTATCAAACGATGAGGAAAAAGACTTTGCATTAACTGGACTTTGGTATCGCTTATCAGATAAAGTAAATAGATGGAAAAATCTTATCATTACTAAACAAACAGGTAAAAACGAACCATTAGTTGACACTTACCAAGACATTACTAACTATGGTATTATTGCTCAGTTAGTAGAGAGAGGATTATGGAAAAAGTAAAATGGCTAAAGACAAAACACCATCAATAGTAAAACAAATTAGGAATTTTAAACCGCAGGAAATAAACTACGCGTTTCATAAAACAATTTCCTATTCTCAATTATCAATGTATTTGCAATGTCCTAAAAAATGGGCGTTGCAATACAGAGATGGACATAAGGTGCCTAGTTTTTCTATTAATATGACTTTTGGAACTGCAGTTCATGAAACACTACAAAACTACTTATCTGTAATGTATAATGAAAGTGGAGTAAAAGCAGATGAAATAAACATAGAAGAATATTTCGAAGATAGATTTAGAGAAAACTATGCTAAAGGTTATAAAGACAACAAAAACACTCACTTCAGCAATCCTGAAGAAATGAGAGAATTTTATGATGATGGTTTAGCTATTTTAGATTTCATTAAGAAAAAACGAGGAGAATATTTTAGTAAAACAGGATGGCATTTAGTAGGTATTGAGATACCTATCGTAATTTCGCCCGATAAACGGTATAACAACGTTTTATTCAACGGATTTATTGACTTAGTCTTGTACCACGAACCAACTGAACAATTCGTTATATACGATATAAAAACAAGTGGACGTGGTTGGGGGGATAAAGAAAAGAAAGACGAAGTTAAACAATTTCAAATTCTACTATACAAAGCATACTTTAGTGAAATATTTGGAGTACCTGAAGACCACATAGATGTTGAATTTTTTATTGTAAAACGTAAAATATGGGAAGCAAGTGAATTTCCTCAAAAACGTGTACAGCAATTTACACCTGCAAACGGTAAAACAAAAGTTAAAAAAGCAAAAACAGCACTAGATTCGTTTATAGAAAGCGTGTTTAGTTTAGATGGCTCGTACAAACCCACAGACCATCAAGCACAACCAAGTAAATCAAATTGTATGTACTGTCAATTTAAAACAAAGAAAGATTTGTGTGAATTAGCGATTCTTAAGTAATTGTATATATTTATATAAAAATATAACGTTATGGAAAATAAAGAAATACTGACATCAGTAAAAGTAGAAAAAGATCTATTTGAAACCTTCAAAATAGAATGTGTAAAAAGAAAATTCTCATTAAATAAGCTTGTAAATCGAACAATGGATTTGTATCTTAACGATGAAAATTTTAGAAAACAACTTACCAATTACAATAACCCAAAAAACTAAAAACAAAAACAAAGTTATGAATTCAAGTTTTGCTTATCTTCCTCAAAATGAGAGGAAGAAAATTTTACTTATATGTGACGACATTAGAGCACATTCCGGAGTAGCTACAGTAGCTAAAGAAATTGTACTTCACACCGCCCAACATTTCAATTGGATAAATATAGCAGGTGCAGTTCAACATCCTGATAAAGGGAAAAAATTCGATATTTCATCTGATATAAACAATTTAGCTCAATTAACAGATGCTAACGTTTTTATTTATCCAACAGATGGATATGGAGATTCAAGTCTTATTAGAACATTAATTAATATAGAAAAGCCAGATGCTTTGTTTATAATCACTGACCCAAGATATTTTACTTGGTTGTTTGGAATTGAAAACGAAATTAGAAAGAAAGTTCCTATCATTTATTTAAATATTTGGGACAGTCCATTCCCTTATCCATTGTGGAATAAAGAATTTTATGAGTCATGTGATGCGTTACTGGCTATCTCTAAACAAACTAAAAATATTAATGAAGTAGTTTTAGGAGATAAAGCAAAAAACAAAGTACTAGCTTATGTTCCTCATGGTTTAAATACAGATGTATTTTTCCCTATAGATAAAGAGTATAGTAAATATAAAGAATTTAGTGAATTTAAAAAGTCATTGTTTAATGGAAAAGAGTATGACTTTACTTTGTTCTTTAATTCAAGAAACATTAGACGTAAACAAATTCCAGATACATTATTAGCATTTAGAATGTTTTTAGACACTCTAGATAAAGAAAAAGCAAAAAAATGTACTATGGTTTTACATACTGAAATCGTTAGTGAACATGGAACAGATTTACAAGCAGTAAAAGAATATTTGTTTGCTGACTTCCCAGACCAAGTAATATTTCACCAACAAAATTTACCATCAGAACAAATGAATTGGTTGTATAACTGTACTGACACTCAAATTTTATTAACTGATAATGAAGGGTGGGGTTTAAGTTTAACTGAAGCAATGTTAGTTGGAAATCCAATTATAGCTAATTGTCAAGGTGGAATGCAAGATCAAATGCGTTTTGAAGACGAAAATGGAAAATGGATTGACTTTAGTTTAGATTTTCCTTCAAACCATAGAGGTACTTATAGAATTCATGGTGAATGGGCTTTACCTGTTTACTCAACTAATATATCAATTCAAGGATCTCCTCAAACACCATACATCAGTTCAGATAGAGTTAGACCAGAAGATGCTGCTGAGAGAATTTTTGAAGTGTATAGTTTTGGAAAAGAAGAAAGAAAACGTAAAGGTAAATTAGGTAGAGAATGGGCATTAAGTGATGAAGCTGGATTTACAAGCAAACATCAAGCTAAAAGAGTTATCGAAACATTAGATGGATTGTTTTCAACTTGGAAACCAAGAGAAAAATATGAACTTATTAATGCTACAGAATATCAACCCGATGTAACTCGTAAACATAAATTAACTTACTAAAAAATAAAAATATGAATAAACCGTTATGTGTAATTAGTTGTCCAATAGATACCTACAGTGGGTATGGCGCTCGTTCTAGAGATTTAGTTAAAGGAATTATCGAATTGAAAAAAGATGATTGGAATATAAAAGTAATGCCCCAACGTTGGGGTGATTGTAGTTGGGGTTTTATTAAAGAAAATGCTGGATGGGAATTTCTAGAACAGTATCTTTTACCAACACCACAATTGACTCAACAGCCCGACATTTGGGCTCAAATTACAGTACCCAATGAATTTCAACCAGTAGGAAAATACAATATTGGTATTACTGCAGGTATTGAAACAACTATATGTCCGCCTGAATGGATTGAGGGAGTAAATAGAATGAATACTACTTGGGTATCATCAAAACATTCTAAAAAAGTATTTGAAGATTCTAAATTTGAAAAAAAGGATCAACAAGGAAGAACAGTAGAATTGATTCAAATGAACAAACCAATGGAGGTAGTGTTTGAAGGTGCTGATTTAGATTTATATAAAATACTTGACCCTAAAGAAATTACTAATATAGATTTAAGTCCTATAAAAGAATCGTTTTGCTACTTGTTTTTAGGACATTGGATAAATGTAAACGCACCAATATGTGAAGATAGAAAAAATGTAGGTTTATTAATTAAAGCATTCTTTGAAACGTTTAAAAACAAACAAAACAAACCAGCCTTAATTCTAAAAACATCAGCTGCAGTTTCATCTTATATGGATAGAGAATCTATTCTAAAGAAAATAAACGCAATTAAGAAAACAGTAAACAGCGATAACTTACCTAATATCTACTTATTACATGGTGACTTTACAGATTCAGAAGTAAATGAATTATATAATCACTCAAAAGTAAAAGCAATGGTATCGTTAACTAAAGGTGAAGGTTTTGGTCGTCCATTACTTGAATTCAGTTTAACTAAAAAACCAATCATCACTACAAATTGGAGTGGACATATAGATTTCTTAAATGCTAGTAACTCAGTTTTATTAGGAGGTGAATTGAAACCAGTACATCCAGCTGTAGCAAACCAGTTTTTATTAAAAGAAAGCAGTTGGTTTAATGTTAATGGACCTGAAGTAGGAGAAGCATTGATTGATGTAAACAAAAACTACGACAAATATTTACCTGGTGCTCGTAAACAAGCAGAATCAAATAAAGAAAAATTTAGTTTTGATGCTATGAAAAATTGTATAGGAGAGCAATTAAATAAAGTACCTGAGTTTCCTAAACAAGTAGCTTTACAACTACCTCAACTTAAAAAAATCGAATTACCAAAATTAACTAAAATATAAAATGAACGATAACTTAATAGTATGCAAGCACTGTAGATCAGATGCTTGCTATGTAACCGAAAACTCAGACATCATCAAAACTTATAGCTGCTTCGGATGTGGTTATACAACTAACTCACTAATGAAAGAAGGTGAAGAATTCTATGCTCAACAACTAGAAGTCCTACCTGAAATTTACAAAGACGTAATGTTTAAAGACGAGGATGGTTTAATGTGGATGCCTACTACAATCAATTTACCTCAACAAGGTATGGTATTTTACAATGGTACAACTAAAGAAAATGCTAAATGGGCAGCTGTGAAAGCAGCAAAAGTTGAAGAAGCAGAAAAAGAAAAATATCCAATCAAAAACAAACCAGGAGAATTTTATGAATGGAGGATGGATATGACTACTATGAAAGCATTTGAGCAAAAAGAATTTATAGAAGCTTTATCTTTTGTAGGAATTTTGCCAGAATAATTTGGATTACAAAAATTAATTTTTTATATTTACAGTATGAAAATAAGTTACGGTTTAACAGTTTGTAATGAACATGAAGAAATAAACAATCTAATAGTATATCTTCTAGAACGAATAGATAAAGAAGATGAAATTGTAGTTGTTTATGATCAAAATAGAGTTACAAATGAAGTATTAAATGTATTAGATCAATATAAAGAAAATATATTTTCCTACCCATTCAACTTTCAACAGAACTTCTTAGAAAACAAGAACTTCATGAATAACAAATGTACAGGAGAATATATTTTTCAAATTGATGCTGACGAAATACCTGAAGATTTTTTAGTACGAAATTTAAAAACAGTACTAGAATCTAATTCAGTAGATTTACTAATCACGCCTCGTAAAAATTTGGTCCCTGGTTTAACTCAAGAACATATCCAGAGATGGGGATGGAGAGTTACAGAACAAGGGTGGGTAAATTGGCCTGATGCTCAAAAACGTATTTACAAAAATACTCCAGACATAAAATGGAGTGGACATCAAATTCATGGAATGGTGGAAGGTTTTAAAACCTTTGCTACTTTACCATTTGAAGAGGAATGGAGTATCATTCACAATAAAACACTTGAAAGACAAGAACAACAAAACAATAGGTACAATCAAATAGAAACAGGAAAATTAAAATGAAAAAAGATATCCCTTTATTTAAAGTATTCATGTCTCCTACAGCAGGAGAAGAAGTTACTAAAGTACTCAACAGTGGTTATATAGGTCAAGGAGAAAAAGTAGATAAATTCGAAAAACAATTAACTTCCTATTTTAACAATGATTATATAGTAACTCTTAACTCAGCTACTTCAGCAGAACATTTAGCTTTCCATATGTTAAAAACACCTTCTACTAATTTAGTTCAATTTGATGGAGTAGGAAATGTAAATTCACACTGGCCTGGATTAGAAGAAGGAGATGAAGTATTAACAACACCTCTTACATGTACTGCTACTAACTTTCCTATTTTAGCTAATGGATTAAAAATAAAATGGGTAGATGTAGATCCAGAAACATTAAACATGGATTTAGATGATTTATCAAGAAAAATTACTGCTAAAACTAAAGTAATTATGGTGGTACATTGGGGAGGATATCCAATAGATTTAGACAAATTAAAATTAATCCAAAAGAAAGCCTATAAAATGTTTGGTTTTAGACCTGCTATTATTGAAGATTGTGCTCACGCATTTGGAAGTAAATATAAAGGTAAATTAATAGGAAATCACGGAAACATAAATACATTTAGTTTACAAGCTATTAAACATATAACATCAGTTGATGGTGGTTTATTATTTTTACCTCATGAAAATTTATATAAAAGAGGTAAATTGTTAAGATGGTATGGAATTGATAGAGAATCTAACAGAAAAGATTTTAGATGTGAAGCAAATATTGAAGAATGGGGATTTAAAT